ATTTTCTTCTGTAAATTTTTTTGCAGCAGACGACACTTTATATTCTCTTATGTTTGCAGTTAAAGGTCTACTTTCTACCCCCATTCTTTTTAAAGTTCCTGTTAAATCATTTCTATCTTTAAATTTTCCATTTGTTTTTTTTGAAATATCAATTCCAAGTTTATTTGCTAAATCGTTTATGGTTACATACTCATTACTATCAAATAAATTTTTTAACTTACTTTGATTTTTTTTTAATTGGGTAGTAAAGTCTGTAAGTCGAATTGCGTTATCTGGAGCTTGTGTAGTAGTTTTAAGTTTAGTTCCTAGTCCTCCTTGAGAAACACCGGCCTTTTTAAATATGCTTGTAATTTTTTCTCTTTTTACCCCAAGGCTTTCAGCAGCTTTTAAAAAATTGTCTCCGTAGGATTTATTTTTATAAATTTTAAATTCTTTAATAAATTGTGTTCTATCTGGTCTGTTTAATAATTCTTTTAAACGTTCAACATCACCACCTTTATCAAACCCAACACGACCACCAGTAAAATACTTTTGTGTATTGTACACAGGCTCTGGTTGCTTGCTGTAATTTGCTTTAACCCTGTCTATGTAAGTAAGAATATCCATTATATATTTAACACACCTGCTAGTCCGCCTTTGGCACTGCCCTTACGATCTTTAGGATCAAAGTTGTCTAGCTGTATTTTTTGTTCTAAGTTTTTATAACCTTCAGGATCATTTTCTCTTAAAAATTTATCAAACTCATCCGCAATAGTTGGATCAGAAATATCTATTGTTCCTTTGTCTTTAATGCCTTTTAAAGTTTCCGTTGGTTCAGAAAATTGTTGCATTTTTTTAATTTTACGATTTTCTAAAAATTGTCCACTTACAGAACCATAAGCTTCGTTGTATATTTTAGAAGCAGTGTCTTGATCTACTATATCTGACAAGTCTCCGCCTTCTTTAATTAAACCTCTTTGAAATGCTAATTCAGAAGCTAGAACGTCTGCATCATATTTTAAATCACCTGTAAAATTGCCACCAACTTCATCTAAAGCTTTTGCAAGACTTTCATCAGGATTTAATTTACCTGCTTTGTATTCTGTATACATTTTTCCCATGTAGTCTTTTTGTTCTTTTAAAATTCTTTCTGCGTCAGCAGCAGTGCCATCAAAATCATAGGCTTCTAAAGCATCGCCAATTTCATTTTCAAAATCTTCAAGTTCATCTTTTGTTAATTGTTTTGATTTTACTATTTTTGATTTTTTAGTTTTTGCTACAGATTTAGTTATATCACGTAAGACTGCATCTTTATCAAGAACACCGTCTTTATCAAATAGATTATCTATACCAATCTCTTCTGCAGATGCTCTATCTTTTATGTTTGTATTAAATCTCTCGTTAGCGTCTTTAAACATGTCTCTTGTTACAGTTGACTCTGGTATAGGAGCTTTGTCTGCTGTTGTTAATGGTACTTTACCAATTTCTTTTTTATAAAGTTGTTGAATTAATTTCTCACCGTTTTTTTGATTTAAAACGTTGTCTAATAATGTTTTGCTGAAACTTTTTTTCTTAACTAAAGTATCTATAAGATATTGCATAGCTGCTTTTGCAGCTGGGCCTCCTTTAAAAAATCCTACTCTACCCCCTATTGCAAAGTCATCTATATCTTGATCGGGAAAATAATTTATTTGATCTTGTACCTCAGGAGAATTATATGGGTCTTCCATGTACTCTTGGTTTTGTTTAGCTTTTTTTTCTATTCTATATGAATCTTTAAATGAAGGTTTTTTATCTTTAGCATAGAGTTCCAATGATTTTAAATCTGATTTAGTCTCATTTAAACTTACACCAACTCCATCAAAAGTAAAATCTTTTTTTCCTTCCATTCTAATTTGTCCTTCTGATGCTTGGAAACTAGGTTGTTTTATTTCTTTTAACTCTTCTGGTGTTAATTTTTTTTTGTCAATAGGCAAATTATGAATGAAACCATCTGGTCCTTTAAAAAATTCAACATCTTTTATTACTTTACTATCAGCTGGGTAGTAGGTTAAATCTAACCCTTCATCATAAGCTGTTGAAAGATTTCCTGATTTTATATCTTTTACCTGAGTAGATGGTATGTCGTTTACACCAAAAACATGAACGTTAACTTCTCCTGTATCTAAACTATGTGTCACGTCTACAGAATTGCCATTAATTTCTACACGTTTAACAATTCCATTTTTAAACTTGTCTGGATTAGCTGTTTTAGTTACATCAGTTCCTTCAGTCCAAGCTTTTTTAACTAGAGCTGGAAACCAGTCTGGCATACCTGCTGTTTTTGTAATTGTAGGTGTAACTATTTTACTAAGACCTTTAGTTTTTAGTAAACCACCTAAACCTGTTTTAAGTGCGGCTCCTGTTGCTGCAACGCCACCCATCGCTTGTAAAAATGCTCTACGAGTAAATCCACCTTTGCCGTAAGCTGCTCTGCCACCTTCGTTTAAATATAATTGACCAGCTATGCCACCTTCTGCCATTGCATCAGGGTCACCATCGTAATCTTTTAATTTAGTTGCAAGATCTTCTTCTTTTCCATCAACAATATCTTTCATTTCTTGATCAGAATAAGATTGTTTAATGGTTGGATCTTTTCTTGGTTTTAAAAAACTAGGGTCAATGTTCTCATCAATAATTTTATTAAAGTCTGAATACTTTTCTGTATTCATAAATTTATTTGCAATACCATCAAAAGCTTCCAAAGAATCTTCACCATAATATGTTCTAAGTATATCAATTGGATCTGATCCACCTCCAGAAGGTTGTATTATAGATTTAATCTCATCTGGTTGTAATTTAATTTTACCTAACTTAATTTCTCTATTTAAAAATTCTCTAGCAGCTGTTCTAACCAAACCTTCTTTCTTACGATCAACAGGTGGTGCTGATGACTTCATTAAGTCCATAAAGATGTCACCCGCTGATTCTGCTTTGGTCTCCATGTCTTTGCCCATCTTATTCATTCTGTTTAAAGATTCTTGCATTTTACCTATTGGGCTTTGAGGTGTTGTACCAGGTGGTAATCCCATATCATTTTTTAAGGATTCTAAACCTTTGCCTGTTACTTGTTGCTTACTGCCTAAATCTATGACCTTGCCTTCAGATTGACTTTGTGGAAATTTAAAATCAAATAAGGTGTTTACGTTATTCTCAAAATTTTTAATTTGTCTTGCGTCTTTAGTTCCAAAAGCATAAGGCAAACTTTCTAAGATAGAAGCTGCTGCTTCCTCTAAAGCTTCTGGGTTTTTTTGAAGATATTTTTTACTAAAAGTACCACTAAGAGAATTGTTTATACCTTGACCAAGACTTCTAACATTACTTGTATTGCCCATCATACTGGACACGGCTTTTACACCAAATAATTTTTGTAGTTTTTGTAGTAGTGTTATTGCCGCCATTAATAATAAACCTTCTTAGTTTTTATAATTGTTTGATCGTTATAGTCTTCGGGATGAGGAATTAACCCTCCCTGTCTAAATCGCATCACGGCTTGAGTCATACTATCTACAAGATCGTCATGATCACCATAAGGAAACGCTGCACATTCTTCAATAACTTCCTGTGCAAAATTCTTATGGGTTGGAGCCCATATCATACCACTTTCAAATAAAGGTGCAACTGAATTTACACGTGTGTGTTTGTCGTTACCTCTTGAAGGAGTAAAATTAACTACAGGTATTCCCATATTACGAAGTTCATAGGTAAGAGGTAGTCCTGATGCTTTAGATTCTATTAATACTGTTTCTGGTTGCCAGTAGTTATATTGCTCTAATGCTTTACGTCTTAGTTCTGGAAACTCTAGTCTTGCTTTGAATGAATCTACTAACATTAGACTTGCAGGCTTGTCTTCGGATTCTCTAAACACGCCCCATGTTGTAATAGCAGAATAATCGGCAGTTTCCTTCTTCATAAATGCTGTGTCATAGGATTGTATAACGTGTTCTAGCTTAGGCATGTAATCATGGTCCCATTTCTTCCACCACTCACGTTTTATAATTGCACCTTCTTCACTAGTTGGGTTTTGCATCCATTGTGCGTTCCATTTACCAATTGAGATAGAGGCCTTTACAGCTTCTAATTCTTTTATCTTCCAATACTCTGGCCAGACAGGTTTTTTACTTGGTAGGATTGCAGGAAATTCTATAAGTTCCCATTGATCTGCTTTTGCTTCTTTTTGATGAGACAACAGCATGCCCGTTAAATCTTTAACATTCCATCTTGTCATTACACAGACAATAGTACCACCTGGCTGTAATCTTTGACGTGGTCCTGATGTATACCATTCGTAAGCTCTCTCTAGAGCAGTTAAATTTAAAGCATCTTGCTCAGAATGGGGATCATCTATAATTAATAGATCTGCACCCCGACCTGTAATTGCTCCACCAACACCAGCAGCAAAGTATTCTCCACCTTGTGCAGTTTCCCAGCGACCTGCTGCTTGTGAATCTTCTCTAAGTCTAGTTGGAAATACTGATTTGTATTCTTCTGTGTCCATTAATGTTTTTGCCTTACGCCCGAACCTTATAGCTAGTTCTCCGGTGTGGGTCGTTTGAATAATTTTTAGTTTTGGGTTTCTCCCGATCATCCAGGCAGGGAGCAGGGAACTGGCGAACTCTGACTTGGTATGTCTTGGTGGCATGTTAACAATTAATCTTTTAACTTTACCTGTAGACATTTCGTTAAATTTTTTTGCAATAATTTTATGGTGCGGACCCTCAATGAATTCTGGCCACATGTGTTTTACAAAACTTAAAAAATCAGATTGTATATGAGATATCTTTTTCTTTTCTCCAAACTTTAAATACATTCTCATAAAGTCTTTTCTTACATCTGGAGGTAATTTTTTTATTTTTTTTAAGTCAATATTCATAATATTTTTTTGCAAAATTTTTTTTGGTTGATTTTGGAACCCATAATGGTTTTATAGGCTAAAACCCTCTAAATCAAGCTATAAAGGGTATACTAAGGGACCCCTATATTTTAGGGGGTATAATAACAATATGCCTAGCGCAAATTTTTGCATGGCACTGGTACCTCTATTGATTGTAGCCCCGCAGGGGGCGCACAACCTATGGTTGTGCATGTTATGTTGTTAGTCTAGTAGTGTCATGTATGCTGGTACATTTAACCTGCTAAACTTATCTAATTTCTTTTGCATTGTATCGTAGTCCGCTCCCTCTTCTGCTGTCTTGATCTCTATGTATAGTTTATGTTCCTTCTCAGTTAACATTGCTGATTGACCTGAATAAGGGTTAGTTGTTTTTATTAGTTGAGCCATTCTTAATCCTCTGTTGTAGTTTATATAACTTACGATCGTAATAGATCTCCATGTTTACTGCTATGACAAATAGAACAAAGCCACTCAGTAAGAATGTTATGCCTATGTATAGTAACGTATTGTACATTGTGTATCCTTTCGTTGTTAATGGGACTATCCTACATTAGCAGGATAGCCCAGTCAAGTGTTATTTTCTTGTATAGCAATCTTTTATTTTCTTATATACTACAACAGGGCCTGTGATGTAAGAACCTGACGTAAACACATTACCGATTGTTTTAGGTGTGTATGTTTTTTCTAACCATCTAAACCATGCATTTGTTGCACGTAAGTTTTTTGGTCTGCCCTTTAGTTTACTACTTTCATCCATCCACATATCGAAGGGTCTGTTTGATACAGACTTGTCTGTACCTTTATGCATCTCAACAGTATCACATCCAATTAACTTATATAATTGCTCAAGTGTAGGCTTAGCAGGTGCATCCCATATTACCTCAGTATTGTCAGCGTCTGCCATCCATCTATATACTATGTATTTTGGTTTCATTGTATCCTTTCGTTGGTTAATCATGGTCCTATAATATCCCATAGGATGCTGCTGTCAACCCTATTAATAATTAATAGTTAGCTGTTAATAGTCACTAGTCCTATTATATCCTATATTCTAGGATATGTCAAGTGAAATAATAAAGTATTATTACTGCACCAATAAACCCTATTACGAGTTCAACCATTAGTTTAACCCTCCCTCATATCTAATCTTTACACCACCAGTTGCTGTTCTGTATCCATTAGCATCTACATCAAAGTAAGTCATACAAGGTTTCATATCCTTGCTAGTCCATTCCTTACAATCTTTAGTCCATGTTCCTAGTCTCGTTATAAACTTAGAATGTTTGTTTGCATAGTATGTTATGTAAAACTTCTTATTCATCTGTATATCCTTTCATTAGTTATAGGACTATCTTATCATTGATAGTCCTA